CGCCGCTGATGCTGATGCCTTTGCTGCTGCATATCCAGACCTGTTGCACGCCATCCGTTTGCTGGTTGGCTCGTATGGCAACAACCGTGAAGCGGTCATAACTGGCACCATTGCCAGTGAGCTGCCACTTGGTGTGCAGGCGCTCATCAGGCCATATGTGAATACGTGAATTTAACACGCCTCAAAAAGAGATTTGCAGGCGCCAGCGTGACGGTGGCTGGCTCAAGCTGGTCACTAACGCCAGAGCAGTTGGAATTGGCGCGCAGCGCTGGGCCTGTGATCGCGGTCAACTCAACGGTTTTCTCTGCACCATTTGCTGACATTCTTTATGCCTGTGACCATGACTGGTGGGCCTGTCATTATGGCCAGCTCATGCTCACTGATTTTGTTGGCGTGCATTTTGCCTATGATGAGGCCAGCGTGCTGGCTGGTTATGCAGACATGCAAGCCCACTTTCCAGATGGTCTGCCTGGCAACTCATCAGGCCACCAGGCTGTGCAGTTGGCCGCTCAGCTTGGTGCCGCACGCATCTGCTGTATTGGTATGGATATGAGCAACGGGCCAGAAGGCCAACGCCATTTTCATGCTGGCCACCCGCCAGAATGTGCAACGCCTTATTACCCAGCTGACAACTGGCGCGCTCAATTTGCAGAGCTGTGTGAGCGCCTGGCCGCTGATGGTGTTGCCGTCACTCAGTGCTCAGCAGGCTTTTTGGCGCTGGCTGGCGTGAGCTGTAAGCTGCAGGCCGATTGGATAAAAGAGGCGCCAAGCGATGAGTGCGGGCAAACGAAATCAGAGCATTGATATATTGCGCGCCTCAGAGGCAGACCATGAGTCTGGTGAGGGCTCAGCCACTTGGTCAACGCTGGCCACTGTATGGGCTGAGCTAATAGCTGACCGCTCCATTGAGGGCTCAGTTGATGGCACCACGGCTGATGGCCAGCGTGTCAAGTTCAACTTTCCCAACAATGCGCCAGCCAATACCGTCAACAATGATGACCGCATAACCTGGAATTCACGCACCCTGCGCGTGGTTGGTGTTGAGCTGGCTGCAACTGAAAGCATGGGCATGACCATCACCGCTGAGATAATCAAGCCCGGTGAGGCATAGGTGGCAGGCTTTAGGCAATACGGCTCTGGCAGCCGCGGCAAACGCACGGTTGATAAGCTCAAGCGCGATGCGCTGCGCACCAGGCGTTTGCTGCAGGCCATCGGCAAGAATGACGGGGCTTTTCTAAAAGAGGTCAAGGACGTTTTGGCAGATGGCGCTGATGCCATGGAGTTTGCAATTGCAGACCGCATCAGGTCAGTGGGGGCAGAAGATACTGGCGATTTAATTGATTCCATTGCCAAGGTGCGCCGCACGTCTGGCCTGCAGTGGCGCATTGGCTTTTTCAGGTCTGGTGCAAAGCGCAAGTGGCGCCTGGCTGGTTGGCGTGCGCACTTCATTGAGTTTGGCACCAAATACCCTAACCAACCCGCGCACAGGCCGGTGCTCAGTGCGCGTGAGCGTGAAGGCCCACCGCTGGTGCGCAACATCAAGCGCTCAGTCAATAACACCCTGCGCCGCATTGCGCGACGCAACCGCTCAGGAGGTGCCCGCTGATGGCTGCTGATTCCAGTTATGCTCTGAGGGTTGCAGTGCTGGCCCACTTGAAGGCCACCAGCGCTGTGACCGATTTGGTGCCCGCTGCGCGCATTGTCTCTGTGGCGCGTGCCAATACCATCACCAAGCCTTTCATTGAGGTGGTTGGTGTCGCCACATCAAAAGGCTTTGACACCAAAACCACTGATGGCTTTGAGGGCATTTTTGAGGTGCATGTTTACTCAAAGATGCTGGCCAATTCTGACAGCGCTGCTGGTGCCAGCGTTGAGGCAATTGCGGCTGCTGTGATTGATGCGCTGACCGCTGGCACCATTAATGATGCCGCGCACCCTGTCACGGTTTTCACATATGAAACCGGGGCGAAATTTGAAGAACCTGACGGAGAGACATATCATTCGGTTTCACGGTTTCGGTTTATCACCTGCAAGGCTTAGCGAAAGGCCATCAAAAAATGACTGTTAAAAGAGGTTCAGAGGTTTTGATTGGCCGTGAAGACGCGACATATGCGGGCTCCTATAACATCATTGGCGGGCAGCGCTCTGGCGAAATCCAATTCGATATGGGCAGCGCAGAAAGCACCAGCAAAACTAGCGCAGGTCTTTGGCAAGAGTTTATGGATGGCGGCACCGTGCGCCGCATCAGCCTTGATGGCGGTGGTGTGGTGGTTGATGACAGTGACCTTGATGCAATCTTTGCAGCGGTCATGGGCGCCAGCACGCGCCACCAGGAGCTGGCGTTTTTGCTGCCTGGCCTTGGCATGATCCATGCCAGTTTCCATGTGCCATCATTCCAGACCACTGGTGAGCTTGACCAGCCTGAGGAGTTCACAATCAGATGCGCCTCAACTGGCACGGTGGTGCATGTGCCTGGTGTCACCAGCCGCTATGATATGCGCGCCAGTTTGGTGCTGGATTTTATAAACGCCAGCTATTGGACAGGCGGTGCTCATTCTGCAGATTTTGACGCCTTGAGCGACGTGACCACCACCCGCGCCTCAAAGGCGTGGGCTGACAATTACGATGGCACAGATGGTGGCATTTTTGGTGATCTAGTTGAGTTTGCGGTTGATGCTACGCGCATTGATACTTTGGGCTTGCTGACTGAGGGGGGTGTGACAAATGAAATCAGAAACGCTCGGTTTGAGGGCGGCACGCCAGGTGATTTGAGCGGTGCTGGCGTGCCGCCAACCAATATGCTCATTGGCGCTGCTGGCGGCTTGACTTGGACTCTTGATGAGGTTGGCCTTGAGGATGGGAATCCATACATGCAGCTGAGCGCTGCAGGCACTTGGTCTGGTGATGCCCGCATTGATTTGGAGCAAGCCACGCAAATTGCCGCCGCTGATGGTGACTTCTGGACCGTTGGCATGGGTGCGCGCTTAGTCAGCGGTGCGCTCGGCGCTGATTTTCAGATTGGTGTTTTTGAGCGCACTGGCGCTGGTGCCACTGTTGCGTCACAGTTGGAAACCAAAGCCATTGACGCCTCACGCCGTCGATTTTGGAAGGCATCAACCTTGGCCGGTGGTGGCACTGTTGGCGCTGTTAGCCCTGTCATTTATTTTGACAATGGCGTTGGCACCGTGGCTTTTGTCATTCGCCTTTACAGCCCGCAAATCGAAAATTACTTACACGCCTCCTCGCCAGTGCTGCCAACGATTGCCAGCCCAGCGGCTACCACCCGCGCTTTTGAGGTTATTGAGGTTGCTGGCGGCTCATGGATTAACTCAGCTGCAGCTCATTCTCTTGTGGCTGAGGTGTCGCCACGTATCAGCAGCCCAACTGGATACTCAGCATCAACGCCGTTTGTTGTTGGCATGGCAGATGTTGATTACAGTGAATACTTATATTGCTATCAGTCAGGCGCCAATTTTATCAATCGAATAAATGCGGCTGGCGCTGGCATATTGTCTGGCAACCATCTTGACTCTGTGGTGTTGGGCCAGGCAGCAAGAATTGCAATTTCATATGCTGACAATGACATGCATGAGGCGTTAGGCGGTGATAGCACGGCCAGCTCCTCAAGTGGTGCTTTTGCTAATCAGCCAATTAGCCTTAGGCTTGGCAACATTGGCGGCTCATTTTGGCAGGGCCGCATCAGAAAAGTCAGCTATTTGCCTTATTCTTTGAGCGCTTTTGAAACTGCAGATTCCGTGGAGCTTTAATAGATGGCCAGTCATTTTTATGCGTTTGCTAGTGCCGCATCAGCGCGGCAATCACGGCCAGATTGGTTTGAGGCTGAGGGTGATGGTGTCGTGCGCTTGAAGCCTGAAAGGGTTTTGCGCTCGACTCGTGGCGTCTGGTTGGTTGAGCCATCTGCTCAGGCTGATGAGACAAGTGAGAGCGATGTTATTGGTGAGCGCTCTTTGCCTTTTGTCATCATCTCAGCTCAGGCTGATGGCCCACCGTCTAAGAAAATCACGCCACCGGGTGAGGGGGGGTTTGCATAATGGCAAAGAAAACCAAGGCGCTGGGCCAGCAGTTGACAGTCACCAAGTCCGTCACTGTTTGGGTGTCGGGATTAGCCAACCAGCAGCTCACCGCTGGCAAGTCATACCCGATTGCGCCAACGCCTGAGGGTTGGGATAAGGCAGACCATGCTGGCCAAATCAAGCGATTGATGGCCTTGCCGCCAGGCAGCGTTTGCCAGTTTGTGGCTGATATTGCGGTGAAGAAAAACGCCGCTGAGATTACACCAGCAAAATAGTTGGTGGCCGGTTGGCGGGCAGCGCCAGCATTGCAGCTGAATTAGGAGATTTTCAATGGCTGTTCAAAAAGGTAGTGAGGTGCTGCTGCAACTTAGCAATGGCGCCAGCCCACCTGTTTATACCACGATTGGTGGTGACCAGGGCTGTGAGTT